GGTCCTTGACAGGAAAAGTGCACAATATATTTTATCAGGATTATAGTTATGAATGTTGAAAAACATACAAGAATCGATTATCTTTGCAATTGGGCAGATCCAATGGCAAGATTCCAAATCATTAATGCTGTTATATTCCAAACAACTACTCCAACTATTACAAGTATTGATTTAAAACCCGATACAGCAACAGTGGCAAAGGGTTGTGCTGTTCAATTAGTAGTTGAAGCAACTGGAACAAATAACCCACCAAGTAAAGCTACATTTACACATGATGGAACAAGTGATAGAACTTATGTAAGTTCAACTGGTTTATTAGTTATTGGTGATGATGAAACTGGAACAGCAGGTGATGTCACAGTGACAGCAACTTCCACTTTTGATATTACTAAAACTGATACAGCTGTTATAACTGTGGTGTAAGCTTATGTTTACACCAAGTACCATAATAAGATTATTAGAAAATATTGATATAACTATTGATTATAATAACACTTTTTCATTTTCAAATGTAAGTCAACAATCATCATTTTTTATAGGAAAAACAAAAAATTCATTTACAGATTTCACATATCAAAGAAAAGAAAAAACGGTTAAAATTGGTGTTAATATAGAAACATTATGGAATGTATCTTATATGATGTTTCAAAACTCAAACTTTGGTTCAAAATGGTTTTATGCTTTTATTACAGATATGAAATATATAAATGATGAAGTTACTGAAATTTCATTTGAAATTGATGTAATCCAAACATGGTATTTTGAAGTTGATATTAAAGATAGTTATATTGAAAGAGAACATGTAAATTCTGATGAAATTGGTGAACATTTAGTTGATGAAAATTTAAATATTGGAACTCCAATTGTTAGAACAGAAGAAAATGTTTCAGAATTAGAAACAAGAGCATTAGTTGTTTCAGCGCCTTTTAATGGTGATGAAAGTGATTATTATGGTCATGTTGTTGGTGGGATATATACAGGTCTAGCATATTTACCATGGTTAGAAACAAATTTTTTAGCACTTGATTTATGGTTAAGTACCATTGCCCCTGCAAAACTTGATGCTATAAGCTCAATTTTTTATATGCCTGCTTATTTTTTAGGAAGTTTCATTCAAGGTGTTGCATTAGAACTTGAAACACCTATTACATTAATAAAAAGTATTCCTAAAAATAATGTTGATTTAGATGGTTATATTCCAAAAAATAAAAAGTTGTTTAATTTTCCTTATAATTATTTACAAGTTCATAATTATAATGGAAATTCACAAATATATAAATATGAGTTTTCTGATTTAACAACAATGGGTTTTAATATTAACTGTAATATAAACCCTAATCCTACATTAATATTAACACCTCAAAGTTATAAAGGAGATAATCTTAATTTTGCAGAAACTATGTCAACCCAAGGTTACCCACTTTGTACATGGATTAATGATGTGTATGGTGCATGGTTAGCACAAAATGTAGTGTCTGCCCCTTTAAGTGTTGTTAGTAGTGGTTTAGCTTTAGGTGTCGGTATAGCAACACTAAACCCAATAGCAATTGCAGGTGGTGCAATAGGTGTTGCAAATTCTATAGGTAGTTTTTATGAAAAATCCGTTGTTCCCGACCAAGCAAGAGGAAGTAATAATGGTAATGTAAATACAGCTATAAATAATGTTAATTTTAGTTTTCAAAGAACTACTATTACAGCAGAATTCGCAAAAATCATTGATAATTATTTTGATAGATTTGGTTATAAAGTTAATGTATTAAAAACACCCAATTTAACAAGTAGATTAAATTGGAATTATATAAAAATGATGGAAAGCAACATTTTCGGTAATATTCCAAATAAAGATTTAAAAAAGATACATGAAATTTATAATAACGGTCTAACTTTTTGGCATAATGATAATGTTGGTAATTATAATAGAATTAACCCAATCATTTAAATGGAGGTGATAAAATGGGTAGAAATAAAAAGAAGAGTTGTGATGGTTGGGTTCAAATTTATAATCAATTAAAAGAATTATTTATGAGTTCTTTTAAATGGGAAAATCTACCCTCAACAGTTAATCAAAGATTTTTAGAGTTGATTTTATTTGAAGAAGGAAAATGTGTGTTTTTTAAGGATGAAGAAATTGGTCATTTAGCATTAAGAGGTATATTAAATGGACAGATTGATTTATATGGTGAGTATACAAAAATTCGTGCTTTTGCTTCTAATGGTTATCAAAATGATAAACTTGTAAATCATAAAAATGCCGTCATGATATTTAATAATTATGTTAGAGATAGTCCTCATATAAGGATTAAACAATTCGCTGAAAGAATATGGAAAATTGAAAAAACAATTGATTTAAATATTCATCAACAAAAAACTAATAAAATTATGAAAACATCTAAAAAGACAGAATTAACAGTTAAAAATATGTTAATGCAAATTGATGAATTTAACCCTGCTGTTTTTGTTGATAAAGATTTAGATGTTGGCAATACTATTGTTTATGATTTATCCACACCATATATATCTGATAAATTAGAAGAACAAAAGCGTAAATTATGGAATGAAGCATTGAGTTTTATAGGTATTGAAAATAATTTTAGTGAAAAAAATGAAAGATTAACAGCAGGAGAAGTTTTGGTTTCAAATGGTTTGGCAATAGCAAATAGAAATGCAAAACTTCAAGCAAGAGAAAAAGCCGTGGAAGAAATAAATGATATTTTTGGATTAACTATTAAAGTATCAAATAATCATTTGAGTGTGCTTGATTTAGAAGAAAATGAAGGAGGTGAAAATTTTGAGTAAATACACAATGGAATTAGGTATTGCAATGAATAGTGGTTTTATTATAGGATTAGAAGATTATCCAATCTTTAATGAGAATTATCGTGAACAATTAAATAATAAAATAATCAATCATTATCGTTTCCATGAAATAGGTTTTGAAACATGGGATAGATTTATTCATTATTTAAATTCAACAATGGGTGAAATAATGCCCTTTTATAATCAGCTTTTAGAAAGTGAATTACTTAAAATTAATCCTCTTTTATCTTTTGAGAGAATTAGTAATACTAACAAGGATATTGATGTTTCAACCCAAGAAGATTTAAATAATATTTTAACAAAAACACATGATAATATTACTTCTAAAAATATTGATAATAGTACTAACCAAACTATTGATAATTCAACAACTTTAGATAATACAACTATTAGTTCAACTGATGAAACTCAAAACCGTATTACTGATGAAAATCAAAATACAGCTATTAATAGTTCTAAAAATGTTGATGCTAATAATTCATCAAATGAGCAAAATGTATTTTATGATACTCCACAAGGTTCATTGGGTGATATTACTAAAGAAAGTTATGCCACAACAGTAACAACAATTGATAAAACTAATGTAATTGATGAAAACGAAAATATTAATAGTGGTGAAGATATAAAACGTGATGAAAATATTAATACTATTATTGATAGTGATACAACAAATACTACTAACACCAACACAACTAGTAATACTTCGAATAGTACTTTAAATAATATTGATGAAACTTTAAATATTGATATTAATGAAACAAATATTAATGAAAGTGATAACATAAAATCTACTAAAACTAATGAAATAAATGTAATAACCGAAAATGGTTTTGAAATTCCATTGAGTGAATTAGTTTTAAAATATCGTGAAACTTTTTTAAATGTGGATTTACAAATTATAAATGAATTAAAAGATTTATTTATGATGATTTATTAGGAGGTGTTAATTTGATTGAAAAATTTACGCAATATTGTAAAACTTCAAAAACTTTTATTTATGAAAAATCTTTTTCAGTATATGAACTCCTTTTAAAAGTTATTGAAAAATTAAATGAAGTTATTGAACAAATCGATGTATTCGAAAATGAGCTTGATGCAAAAGAAGATAGTACAAATATAACAAATAATCGTAAATTATCAGAAAATGGAAACTTCACAGGAACATTATGCGGTAGTAAATCAGCATGTGATACTATTACTCAAATTGAAAGTAATAGTGGACAAATAAATTTTTTAGTAAATCAATTTGAAGATGGTGCAACTGGTCTTGTTGTTGATGGTGGATTTTTTGATGATGATGAAATTGATAAAAATTATGATGGAGGTGTTTGGTAGATGGCAAGGGATTTAATACAAGTTCATCGAGGTAGTGAAATAAATTTACCAAATTTAACGCAGGGTGAATTTGGTTATACAACAGATACACAAGATTTATATATTGGTGGGTTTAGTGGAAATATTAAGGTAAGTAAAAATCAAATAAATGTTAAAAATTTTGGTGCAAAAGGTGATGGTTTAACAGCGGATAATGTAGCTTTTCAAAATGCAATAGATTTTGCAAATACAAAAAATCGTGGTGTTGTTTATGTTCCAAAAGGTGAATATTTAATTGATTGCAGTATTTCTACCATTACTTTACCTGAGGGTATAGCTATATATGGTGAGGGTGGTCAACAAATACGTGACCCACAAGTAGCAAAACAAGGAGCAACTTTATATATTAAAAATAATACATTTTCACCATTTACATTAAATAGAGGTTGTAGAATGGAAGGTTTCAATATTTATTATGTTGACCAATTATTAAACACTGATTCACCTCTTGCTTTTCCTTATTTTATTGATGGTAGTGGAAATATGGGAAAATCTTATATTAGGGATTTATATTTCATTAATGGAGATAAATTTTTAAAAAGTGGTGACAGTGCAACATTGACAGCAGGTGGGGCATTATTTTTAGAAAATATATTCGGTGCATTTTTTAGGGAATTTGTAAGAATTGAAAATAGTTCAGCATTATCACATATTGTAAATTGTGCTGTTTCTAATCTTTTTACTCCTGGTGATAGTTCACTTTCTCAAAAATATGCTAGTGCTAATTTAATAATATTTGGTATTGATGCAGGTGCTGATGGTTTAATGATAGATGGAATGAGTGTTTTTAGATGTAAACAATTTATGGTTACAACTGATGATAATGTTTTAGGTAATCAAAATATCAATTTTTGTAAATGGGATAATGTATTAATTGATGGTTGTCGACAGGGTTATTCAAGTGATGGTTTAAGTGGTGTTTTATCTTTACAAATTAGTAACTCATATTTTAGAATGGAGGATATAGATGAAACAGCTTTAGCACCTATCGGTTTTGATTTTACATTTTCAGCAGGAAGTGGTCAAACAGATAAAACTGTTCAATTTTCAAATTGTAGATTTAGAGCAGGAATGGGAACATTTATAAAAGTTGGAGTTGGTGCTTTTGGTTTAGAAAACCTTTTAATAACTGGTTGCTCGTTTTATGAATGGGGGACTGGTTCTCTTGCAAGTGGTGAAAGTGCAATATTAGTTGATAATACCAATTGTGATGTTTTAATTTCAAACTGTACTTTTAACGGTGTCGTGAGTGGTGCTGTTAATGGAATAAAACTTGATGATTTTCAAAATGCTACAATTAATGGTTGTTTATTAAAAAATATTGATAAATGCTTATTTGTAACTGATGGTGCTGTATTGATGATTAAATCAACATCAACAATTAATAGTGGAACTATTTCATTCAATGTAGTTGGAACAGTAAATGAAATTAATAGTGGTGATAATATTTTTGATATTGAACCACCTGCAAATTACAACACAAAACCTTCATTATATGCAAGAAGCACTTTAGGAAATACATTCACAGGTGTTGCTGAAATAGTGCCCTTTGATAATGAAATATTTGACAGGGGTGGAAATTATGATAATACAACTTACACATTTACAGCAGATAAAACTGGTGAATATCAAGTTTCAGCATGTATAACACATGATAACACTGTTACAATTGGTGATGTGTGGAGTATTAGAGTTTCAACAACTACTGGTGATTATATAAAATCATATATTATTCATACAGCCGATAGAGGTAGTTTTGATATTTCTTTACCTGTTCAAATGGTTGCAGGAAATACACTCGATATTAAACTTGATAGAATAACAGGTACAGGGACTTTAACAATGAATACAGCAGGAACTACAAACTGGTTAATGGTTAAATTAACAGAATAAGGGGGATATAAATGTTAACAGAATTTTTTAAAAAATTGATAGACGGTTTTAAATTTACAATTAAAGATACTTTAGTTTTAATAATAATTACAATTTTTCTTTTTGGGGGTTATAATATTTATCAAATGACAGAAAACACAAATATTAAAATTAATGCAATGGAAGATAGATATTTTCATGATATTGAAGAAAATGCATTTGCTGTTTTAGTATCATTGCAAAATAATGATATTATTGAGCCTAAAAATATTATAACCTTTCTTGAAAGTAAACCCGCAGGAAGAAGTGATTTAAAAAAAGGTTTAAGTAATGAAGAAATTTATCAAAGATTAGTAAATATATTTGATGGATTAGCAAAAAACGCAAAGAAAGCATTGATTTATTAGGAGGTTAATATGGATATTACAAAATATATTTATGAAAATATTTTACCATTGAGTGTTGCTTTGTGGGGTTTAGGGTTTTTAATCCTTAAACCCACAAAATTAATAAAAGATAAATATATACCTTTGATATTATGTATATTGGGTGTATTGGGTTCTTTTGGTATTTTAGTAATTCAAAATAAAGTTGATATAACAACAGCGATAATTCAAGGAATTTTTGCAAGTAGTTTAGCAGTTTTTAGTAATCAATTACCAAAACAATTAAAGAAGGTGGAATAATGGATATAATAAAATCAAATGTTAAATTTAATGGTGAATTAATACCACTGAAAAAAGTTGATTATTTAATTATACATCACACTCAATCAAAAACAGCAAGTGTTGAACAGATTCACCAATGGCATTTAAACAAAAAATGGAAGGGTATTGGTTATAATTTTTATATTCGTAAAAATGGTGATATTTATGAGTGCAGAGGTTTTAATGAAGGTGCACAGGCAAGAGGTTATAACGATAAATCTTTAGGAATAGCATTAGAGGGTAATTTTATGATAGAAAAACCCACAGAAGAACAAATTAAATCATTAATTGATTTTTGTAAATTCCTTAAACAAAAATATCCTAATGTTGAAATAAGAGAGCATAAAGAAGTAAACGATACAGATTGTGCGGGTACTAATTTTAACATTGATGAAATAAGATATAAAGTTAATGATAAAAATTATTATAAAGAAAAATTAATTGAAATAAGAGATTTTATTAATGAAATAATAAATTATGGAGGTATTTAAAATGTCATTTAGTCCCATTTATAGGAAACCATATGCAGAGGGAGAAATAAATTTTTCTCTACCATTAACACACACTGGTCAAGACGAAATTGAAATTGTTTTGCAAACTGGTGAAAATGATATTGAGATAGAATTGAGAGGTGCATTTTTTAGGAAAACTGATGGAACTGGAACAGAAGTGCAATTACAATTAGATGGTGAAGAATTAGTTGTTGCAACTAGTGGTGGTATTTTAGATACAAATTTATTAAGAGCTAACCTTGATAGAAATAAAGCTGACACTTTTGGTTTAACGATATTACAAACTGATATTGGTGACCCTCTTATTGTTGATAGAACTGGTGCTACAAATATTTTTAGAGCAGGTGGTTTAGCAACGAAAGGAGTTATTTCTTATATTCCAAATGTTGATTTTAGATATTTTTTAAAAAGAAATACAGAATATTTAATTGTTTCATCAATTCAAGTTGGTGCTAATAGTACAAGCGAAAGTGTTTTGTATGGTCTTGTAAGAAAATTATAAGGAGTGATTTAAATGACTATAAAATATATTGATAATATTGGTGCTATCATAAGTGATGCAACAGTAGCAAAAATAGAACCTGTACAAAATGGAACAAAATATTTAGTAACGGCAACAACAGATTTTCTTATTCCTGTTAAAGATTTAATAGAAGTAACAAGTGTTTAACTAACAAC